TGACGTTCAGTTCTAGTAACTCTAGCGCCTGCTTCTCTGTCCTGAGTGTCGGCAAAAGATTTAGCAGTGGGGGCCTTTTTACCACCAGCCATTTCCGTTGTGTACTTTTTACCCATGTACTCAAACGTCTTATCGCCACGACCACGAGCAGATTTAAATGCGTCGCCAAAAGAGGATGCTTTCGCAGGGGCAGCAGAGGCATCTGATTTTTCTGCATCAGCCTTTTCACGGGCTGCGGCACCCATTAGATTTTTGTAATCATCAGAGGACTCGTAATCACCTTCTACACTCATCCCTTCCTGATAACGCTTAGTTTTCATCTTTTTCATTTCTTACCCCTTCTGCATAAGGAGATCAATTTTTGCTTCAAGTTTGTTAAACCGTTGGTCAATGTGGTCAACAAACTTGTCCATTTCTGCTTGAGTGACGTTATCACGGGCCACCTCTTCTCTAGTTTTGTTAATCAAAATGTTGAGCCGCTGGATCTCAGATGCCTTCTCATGCCCAATATAGGCTAAGACACCTAGCAAAACGGACAACACCATATTCCAAAGCATCATCTCCATATCAACACTTCCACGCCCGTAGGCTCTTGTTGATACGGCTGTTTGGATCGTTAGCGGTTTTAGCGCTGGTTAGTTTCTTTTTCATACCTGTCATCCGGGCACAGAAAGATTTCTTACGAGCGCCACCTTCTGGTTGAGGAGCCTTCAGGCCGGGCTTACCGGGGTTAGCAGCGTTATACGATGCCCTACCCTTGGCATTTAGCCCACCTTTTGGGTTCTTTCCCTCTTTGCGTTGCCACGCAGGAGTCTTAGCCATAGAACAAAGTCACCGAAGCGGTGTTAACAATTGTTCCATGCAAAGCACCTGCTTTTGCAAGAACGCCCTCACCGGGAATTGGAATGATCGTATAACCCGCGCTACTAGCCGCTGAGGTTTCTATGGTCATAATTACGGTACCGCCAGAGCCACCTTCACGGACTACTACAGATCCGGCGTCCGTACCATTTTTGCAATAAACGGTCTTGACACGACAACGAGGAATATCGTTGTTGGTTTGATCTTTAAAGTTACCCGTAAGTCCTAGCGGCTTTGTCGCTAGTACATCAGTTTGCATCGATGCCATCAACTTCTCCTTTTAGAAGGGGGGCCGAAGCCCCCCAGTTCATTAGGCCGATGGGTTAACTGCCAAGCCACCAGCAGAGTTGCTCGGAGCAGACATATCAATATAGGTCTGAGACAGAGCAGAAGCGGTGCCAAGGCCAGTGTAACCAACCGTAATACAGTTCTTAAGAACGACCATACCACCTGCCGAAGAAGGCAGAGAGATCAGGTCGGTAATTGCTGTACCAGTTGAAGACACTGCGTTTAGGAACGCACAAGAATCCATCAATGTATAGCGGTCAATTGCACTTGCAGCAGCGCCGTAAAGAGCCGCACCACCTGCGCCACCCGCACTTGCCCAAGACGGGAAAATGCAGTTTTGGAAGATGTTACGTGCTGAACCACCAGCAAACTCTACTGCGTAGTTAGCAGCGCTACGCTGAACCGTATCAAGACCAATTGTGCAGTTTGTAAATGTGTTCTCGGAAGAACCATCTAACTTCATTACACGAGCGCCAGTACCACCAGCAGAGGCAGCATCAGCAAGACCTTGGAACGATACGTTTTCAAATGCGTTGCGATCACCAGTTAACGACACGGTGATGTTGGAAGCGCCGCCAGTACCAAATCCACCAAAAATTGACAGGTTAGCAAAGAAGCAGTTATTTGCCGAAACAGTCAAGAAAGGGGTAAACGAAGTTGCGCCAGCAGCGGGAGCAATACGAGCACGCTGAGAAACCATTGTGGGAGCGCAGACACCAATCAGGTGAGTAGAGTCTTTGTTCCAATCAAGGTTTGCAGTCAGAGTTGCAGAAGTTGTTGTAGCGTTAGAAACAGCGCTGATTAATAAAATAACGTCATTATTGCCCTCTGTACACTTAGCAAGTGCAGCAGTAAGAGTTTTAAGAGCGTTGGCTGGAGAAGTTCCAGTATTGCCATCCGAACCCGAAGAAGGATTTACATAGTAATAATTACCAGTAAAAGGGATAGGGGCGGAAATAAAAGGGCCAATAAAACCACCCGGGCTATTTACCGGGCCAGAAAAGGTAGTCATACCCATTTTTAATACTCCTTGTGTTGTAGCACGTTGTCTTACTGTCTCTACAAAGTCTGCTAGGTCAGTCAGTAAGACTAAAAATCCTAGATCCAAATTGGGGGGCCGAAGCCCCCCTTTTTATCAGGTCGAACCCGGTGATCCGAACATACCGAGCGGATCAGACCAGCCGAACGAATAACGCTCACGAGCCTTATAACGCACGTTACCTGTGTCGAAGTCTCCATCCATTGATGTACTCATTGGAGTACGGATAAAGTGCTTCATACCATTGGGAACATCCGTCGTCAGGAACCATGCGTTCGTATCCGTCAAGAAGTGGTTAACTGTGTAACCCTCGGGGATAGAACCCATGAACTTGAGAGCGTTGATGTCGTTATCAGCCGTAGATACGCGAAGTTCGGTATCCAACAGACGGGTTGCAACGAACATCAGTGCTGGCGGCACAACCAACTTGCGCGGCTTGGCTGCGATCAGCAGACCACGCTCGTCTGTCCATGCTGCGATCTGAATAACTGCGTTTTCCAACGAAGTTTCATTCAAGTCTGCACCAGTGGTGGGACGGTTGGAGTTAACACCACCAGAAATCAACGGGTGCTGAGTTGAGAACAGAGGCACGCCATCACCACCGTAATACTGGCTGGAGTTGGTGAAACCGTTGTTCAGAACGGCAGCAGCCTTGGTCTGCTTGGTGTAAGCCATCGAACGAGCCAGCGATTTGGTGTAACGAGCGCTGAGTGAGTCATAGAGGTTGTCCTCAATTGCCTCTTCAGTGATCGAGAAACCGTAAGCGATGGTTTCGTGCGTATAACGAGCCGTAAATGCTTCCTGCGCGTTGTCATAAGCAATCGCAGCGCCTTCAGACTTAACTGGGGCAGCCGAGAAGCCAGACAATTTGGTTTCTTCTTCGAAGGAACGCTCAGAAGTCTCAGTTGCATAAATCTCTTTATGCTCTTCGCCATAGCGAGCGTACTCCATACCAAACAGGGCATTAAGTCCGGGCAGGAGTTCTTTTAATAGTTGCGAACGTGAAATAGCCATTTAGAATCTCCTTATCAAGTCGAGCCGCTACCGGTTGCCTGATAATACGAATGGATGCCAAAGTTAAATTTGACAATACAATCCGTAAAAGCATCACCGGGAGTAGAAAAAGTTGGAGCACCATCAACTAGATCCACAATACGGACGGCAAACGTAGAAGTGTTTGCAATCGTGCCTGACTCTAGTGTGACTTTACTGTTACCAGTGGTGGCAGAACCATTGCCGAAGTTACCTAACTCAGCATTGTTACCAATCTTGGCAGCAGTAACGGCGCCATCAGCCTGAACTTGATATAACTGATCAGGATCATCAATTACGCTAATCAGGATGTTGGTATACCCAGAACTTACTGCGTTAGCAGGTAGAAACTGAGAGAACTGAGTATATTTTAGTGTGGGGTCGGTATAAGAAACACCAACGCAAACACCTACTAAACCTTCTTCCGAAGGCAGGGGAGTGGTAGCAACAGCGGAAGGTTGCCCATCCAACAGTCGCACCAGATCACCAAAGAAAATGCCAGTCGCACTGTTCGTGGTCATTGAATACTTGCGGATTGTACCGCCGGTAAACGATTGACCGCCGATCAGATTGATTGGACGTAGCCCATAAGGCGAGGCAGTTGTTGCCATATCAATCTCCTAAGAGTTTATCGTTTGTTAAAAGTCACCTCGGTACGCTTCTCAGTAAAGAGAGGCATCCTCGGATCGTTTTCCCTCATAAAGTTGTTATCCACTGACTGAATCTGTCTGCGGTTCAACTCATCATAGTAGGCTTGACGTGCTTTTGTTTTTTCTTCCAACTGCTTACAAAGCATCAAGCCGCCAATCTCGACATTTCCACTTAACTTAGAGGGGTCGTCTACGATATATGCCATTTCAGGATGATCTTCAAGCCGTACTGGCTCGTACCCATCACGACGCATCATTGCTACATTTCGAGCGTCGCTTTGTCCCATGAAGTGCGTACGAACCCAACGGAACGTATAACCATCTTGGGGATCAGGATCTGGCAATTGCTGCGGGGGAGTATAGGTAACTGATTGAGCGCGGGTTTCGCGTTCACGAGATTCCAAAGCACGTTCAATTCGATCCATTATCTATTCTCCTGCATAGCAACTTGTTTCGCATATACCTCTAAGGGGACACCCAAGCGTCGAGCAATAGCCACCTGTGATTTGGTGAGCGTAATCTTTTTACTTGAGGTCGTTCGTGTCGCCGGTGCTACCACCGTTGTCTGTTGGCGTTTTTCTACCTTCTGTGGCTCTGGAGTTTCATCTTTTGCAGAATCATTCTCCTCGAACCTATCGGGAAAAACTTGCCGAAGCCGAGCATCAATACGCTCGTAGTATTCGTCAGACTGAGGACTTAACCCAGTCTTAACTAATTTCTCGTGCTGTGCATACGCTAATGCCGTCATTTCCTCGTCAACACCAAACCAAGTGTTGCGGTTGTACCAGTTGATTGCTTTCTGGTCTGGCGGCGGCACTTGCGGTTGCACAACCTGTTGATAAGGTACTGAATTATTTTCAGGTTGTAAAGTCTCTTCTTTTTGGGCAGCAAACTGGGGTTGGTACTTTTTCCAGTTTTCCTGCTCCATAGTGGCCCGACTAATCTCAGACATGGCCTCGGCTACCTTATCGGCATCCCCGGACTCCTGAGCCTCGCGTAGACCACGTTTGGCTGCTTGCAAAGCAACGTCAGTGCGAGCCTGTGCCTGTTCAATCAGCACCTTTTCGCCTTCTGTTAACTTTGATTTCAGGCGTTTGTTCTCCTCCAAGATCTGCTTGGCATAGGCAATAGCCTCGGCCTGCTCTCTGGAGGCTTTGTCCTTGGCTCGGCGCTCATCGTGCCAAGCCCGTTTGAGTTCATCCAGCCGTTTCTGGACTTTCTCGTTGACCGCGTCAATCTCATCGACCTCCTTGGGAGGGGTCTTCATGGGCTTGCGGTCTTTATCCTCAACCGGAGTATCGTCAACTATCTCGATCTCAAAGTCTGGGGCTTTTTTACCCTTTGCTTCCTTCTGAGCCTTTACCTCCGCCACCTGCGCTGAGGCGGCTTCATAGCCCGTGTCCACATCTGGGGTGGCTTCTTCAGCCTTGGCTTTCAGATCATTATTAATGTCTTCCAGCGTTGTTACGATTTCTTCTTTTGCCATTTATCGCTCCTTAAGCGCGGGTATAACCGCGAGGATCATCAACAACCGCCTCCACCATGTCGTCATTAATCAGACGAAACTCTTGTCCATAGATCTTGAACCGAGTGCCTGAGTAGTTACGCATGATGATGAAGTCGCCTTCTTTGCACCAAGGCCCGGACTCAAACTTGGAACCCTTATACGCCAGAGGCCCTAATTTAAGTACAAACCCTAGGCAGGACGCTGTTTCTTCCTGCTTTTTGGTGGCTTCCGCTAATACCAATCCTGAGTCTCCGAGGTTTTCGGCTACTTTAGGTAGGGTAATTAGGATCTTGTAGCCCGATGGTATGGGCATTTTTAAGGGGTCTATGTCGGTGACGACCTTTTCAGTCGCTTCCCGATCTATCGCGCCTATAGTCATAGTGAGTTTTCAGCCTTTCTAGCGATTTCGATTAGGTCAAGGATTTCCCGTTCTGCCATAGCAAGTCCTTGTATCACGCCGACCCGAAATCGATAGTCGGCATAATCCGTTGCGCCGCCGGTGGCTAGGTCGTCGGCTGAATTGTTTAGATGTTCCCTAAGACGTTTTCTAATCTGCTCTTCAAAACTCTTAATCTCGCCTACTTGTATGTAGTCACTCATCTATCTCTCCTAGGTGGTAGGTGGCTTTGACTTGTCTTGTCGTAACCGCGCCATGTCTACCCCTAGACGTACTCCCTCAGCCTCAAAGCGCCCTTTCATATCTTCTTTGGCCTTGGCAACTTCTATACCCAACCGAGCGCCTTCAATCTCGGCTTGAGCCTTGATACGCTCCTCCTCAATGCGGATCTGATCCGCTTTAGCGGCGGCGTCCGTTGCGTCTTTCTTAGACTTTCTTTCAATTTCCGCTGCTTTTAGCGCCAACTCCTGCTTCTGGATCTGTGTGATCGGGTCATTGGCAGCGATCTGAGCCTGCTGTGCCGCAATCTCGGTCTTACTCTTACCCAACACCAAGTCAGAGGCTTGGGCCGCAACCCGGGCCAACTCAACCTCAAACTGCTCAGGCATCTTCATATCAGGCGGCGGCAGGGCAACACCCATAGCCTCCTCCATACGCTGGCGGTAGGCAAACGCCAAGTGCTCGGCAATATGTGCCTGTGCTGCGGCTTGGATACGGGGGGCTGCTGGGTTCTGTCCGATCATCTGTTGCATCAAAGGATCTTGTAATAAGTTCATATGAACCCGGATATGGGCTTCGTGATCCTGATAAATGAAGGCTTTTAGCGGTTTTAGGTTGATTGCGTTCATGTTTTCCGTGATGGGATCCTTTGGAACCTCATCTTCAGCCGTCGGAATCAGTTTTGCGACGTTTCGTACCCCCAAAATCTCCAACATCTGCCTATGTAACTGCGCCATGTCGTATAACTGGGGTGCTGTTTGGGCTAATTGGAGGGCTGCTTGGTACTGAACCACCCGCTGGGACATTGTTGCCGCATTTGGATCGGAAACAGGGATGATTTCTGTAACTTCGTAGTCGCTTCGGGTCGCCGGAGCCATCTCATCATCGGTTTGCGGCTCATATTCGTACTCATCAGGGGCAAATTCGGCAATTATTGCCGCCAAAAGCCCAAATTCCATCTTCATCGAGGCATGTAGGCGAGCCTGAACGGCTGACATCACCTTTAAAGATCTTTCTAGCAGGGCCAATGTAGTCCCCACCGGTGTTTCCTTGTTTACGTCAGTGATCTTTAGTTCAGAAACGGCGGCAAGACCGCGCCCCTGATCAACGATCCTATCCATAAGTGCCAATAGCACCTGACTTGGCTCTTTGTAAGGCAAGAAAGCGATGTTTTCGCTGATTTTCCCGCTTGCAACGTCCACATCTCGGAACTCTCCCGGGGAGATTGGGGTGTCATCACCCTTAATCCGCAGTCCACGGGTCTTCAAGCCACCCGGCAAGTTCGCCAAAGTGCCCGCATCGACAAGTTGACGAAGTATAGAAGTGCTGGATTTGGCATGACCACCGATTAGGTGGATTAACCCATACCCATAAAACCCAAAACCGGGAATGTAAACATAGTGAACAAAGTGTAAACGCTTGGCTTTTAGTTTGTCGTCAGGGTTCCAGTTGCGCCGAATGGCAAGTATCGTCTGGGTTTGCTTCTCGACAGACACTACATAGGGTATAGCGATGCCGTTCTCGTCCCGAAGCGGGTCGTCTTCAATATCCAGATCGACGTGCATCTCCAAAATCTGATATCTGTCGTCGTGAACAATGTTTGCTTCGTCACTTTGAGCCTTTAAATCGCTACGATCTACCGACCCATACTCTGGTTCGGGTAAGTCAATGTCTCGGTAAAAGCCAGCAATCTGTAATTTCTTGACTTCGTTGACTGTTTTCCGCATCACATGGGTGTAGCGCTCACAGGTCAGCAGATCTGAGGCCCCATAGGGCACCACAAAATCCTCGGCTGGGATGAAAACAGCGACTTGACGATCAAGATTTGGGTCAAAGTAGACCTTTTTGAAGGCCGAACCCGCCAAGGCTAGGCTCCACAACATTCTTTCGTGCTCTGCACGGTACTCAGGCATCTTGACCGTGAGTTGGTAGTTCATGTCTTCACGGACACGGGCGGCTGCATCTTCCTTAGTTTTAGTGATTTTCCCAATAATCTGTGTCCGCACGGGGCCACTGGCAGGGAAAGTCTCCATGATGGAGTCGGCTTGGAAGCGAACTACGGCCTCAGACAGGATCGGGTGGAATACTCCGCATGCCCCTTCCCAAGGCTCCATGCGCTCTTGCATGTTTAAGCCCAGCAACTCTAGCCCGTCAAAGTACGTCTTTTCCCAATCTTTGCGGGAGTCCTTGTCTGTTTGGAAGTTCTCTAGCATTTCCCCGGCTAGGTCGGACAGGGCGCCTTCGTCCAAATACTCGGCTAGGTTGGCGGTGAACTCATCAATACCCTCGCCGCCCCCGCCCTTGGCAATCTCTATTTCTAGCCCCCCGGCTCGTATTTCTACCGATTCAGGGTCTTCAATCTCAATCTCGATGTCAGGCTCTGCCCCCATCAATTCTTGATCTAACCCCAATGGGGCTTGTGTTATAGCCTTGTCAATTGCCATATCTCATCCTTTAGTAATACCCCTTGGAACGCCGCGACTTGAAAAAACTAGGATCATCCGGCTCATCGGATTCTAGGCGAATAAGCCCGCCATGCCGAAAGCGTATCAGAGCCTGTGTCATTGCGTCCACTAAGTCATCATGCTCGCCTGCTGGAAACGAAGCATACTCTTCTATTACCTCTTCTGCCCACCGAGCATCCGGGGCGTACACCAGACCCGAAGCAAAAATATCAGCAATTGAGTTGACCCGGGTAATCTTGTCATTACCCCTGCTTGGTATGTAGTCCTGCACAGGGATACCCATAGAACGCAGTTCATACACCAGCGGAGCACCGGCTGCTTTTGCTTCAATGATGCAACAGTCTGGCTCGTAGTCTTTATACAACTCAAGCGCTTTTTCTTTTAACTCTGGAAACTCAAGTCGTTCTTTAAACGCATCGAGCAAAATTATCTGCGGGTTCGGTGAATCTTCTGGATGAAAAATGCCAAGCGTTATACACGCACTAAAGTCAGAGCGGCTAGTTTTACTAAACGCTGTATCCCATGACTGAATAATGTAATCACACTTAGGTGGTTTATCGTGTTCCCACACCTTCCACCACTCACGTTTTATCAACGCACCTTCTGCACCTGTTGGTGCTTGCATGTACTGTGCGTTCCATTTGTGAATTGGTAGTTCATCTTTCAGTGCAGTTAATTCTTCTAGGCTCCAAAACTGAGGCCATAGTGGATTGCCACTTGGTAGGATCGCAGGCAGTTCAATTACTTCCCACTCTTCACCACCACGTTGCACACTTGCTTTAATTACTTGCGCTGTTAGATCACGTTTACTCCAACGTGTCATCACCATCACGATTGAGCCACCGGGTTGTAGACGCTGACGTGGGCCAGATGAATACCACTCGTATACCTTGTCGTAGATGTCAGGATTAACTTCAGCAAGAATTGCTTCTTGTTCTGAATGTGGGTCGTCAATGATTAAGAGGTCTGCACCTTTACCTGTGACAGCGCCGCCCACACCAATAGCAAAGTATGTGCCGCCGTGGGAAGTGTTCCATCGTCCAGCAGCCTTGCTGTCTGACTGTAATGAGACGTTGGGGAAGATGGCTTTGTAATTCTCACTGTCAACGAGATTTCGCACTTTACGTCCGAAGTCTGTTGCAAGTTCTGCGGTGTGGCTTGTCTGAATGACCTTTTTTGTAGGGTATTTTCCAAGGAACCACGCGGGTAGCAGGTAAGAGGCGAACTCAGATTTTGTATGTCGGGGTGGCATGTTGATGATGAGACGCTTAAGTTCGCCACGAGCCACTCGCTCGAAGGCTTCTGCCATGATCTCGTGATGCCGTCCATGTATAAATGTCTCCCACATTGAACCGACAAAATCTAAAAATTTGTCTTGTGCTTTATTTTTGCGTTTGCGCTTGGAGAGTTCCTCCAAGATCTGTTTAGCAACCGCTTGTTTATCTATCGGCAGTTTTGGTAAGACCTGCTCAAGCAGATCAGGACTAAGTTCGGATGCACCCATTATTTATCTTCCGCATCCACTTCTTCTACTTCTTGTTCCTCTGCCTTAATCTCTTCAACGTCTTGAACTTCTTCAGACATCAACTGTTCTACCTTTGTTACTTCTCTTGCCTCTACATCAACGTAATCTTTAAATAGGCCAACTAACTCTCGCTCTAACTCTTCGGTTGACTTATTGATAATCGTGATCTGAGTGCGCTCGGCAAAAAGCCCAACGTCTGCAATCTTTCCAATTAACTCCACAGACTTAAGACGCACCTTGGGGTCTGGGTCATCTAGCATCTCAATTAGTTTATTAGTAGCGACTGTGCGTAACTGAGCGGCATCTTTTGCCACTTGCACTTCGTACTCTTCTAATAGTGCTCCTAACTTGATTGCCACCCCGGGTTTGAATATTTGTTTCGTGGTGGGCTTTACCTCTTGGGTTATAACTTGTTTAGCAAAGAGATCGTCCTCTTCCTCAAGTTCTATAGGCATACCCATTTCGTTTAGGCGCAACGCCGTAGCACAGGCTATTTTGGCCTTCTCGTAAACATCTTTGTAGTCGTAGTCCCTCAAAGGGATATCGACGTTTGCCTCGGGTTCGAGTAGTTGCATGAGCGGGGAGTGTAAAGAAATTATTGGGAAATGTGAAGAAGTTTAAAAATGGCGAGTTTCCGGGGGGAGTACCCCGGGGTAGGGAGGTAAATAAAAAGAAGGGGGGTGGGTCTGTGGGAACTTAATTAAGGACTTGGGAAAACCGCGAGTTAGGGGAGGGGGTTAGTAAAAGATATGTTGAGATGTTTAGAGAAGTTTGGATAAGGGGAACTTCTGGTAGCGCCGGTGTTATGTGTGTAACGGCCACGGCCGTAAGCGTTACACGGGATTTTTTCTTTATAAGTTCTTTTGGTGGGACTGAGTTAGGTACGTCTTCACGGACAGTTGGTTTTAAAAAATGCTAATCGGGTGCGCGGATTAATGTGTTATAGCGGAGTCCCGCCCGGACAGCCATAGGGGGGGATGCCCCACCGGTAGGGGTCGCCGGGAACAAATCGGGTTTAGCCCAGTCCTAGCATTACCTAGTATTTACTAGGCGTTAACTTGGAGAATTAACATGGATGATCGCAATACACCTCAGTTCACTACCGGTGAACTACTCTACGCCCTTGACGGGCTAAAGCGTGAGCAGGGCAGGGTTCGCTCACATATCCAAGGCCTTGTGGAGAATCTGCATGAGGCTAATGCTCGCGGCGGTGCCGAAGAGGTTCAGCACTTTATGGACTGGATCGTCCATGACGCAATGCACTCTGATAGGTTAAAAGCCCGTCAACGGCAAGCAGAGCACGCCATCCGAATCTTGAACCGTTTGGTCAAGGCCTTTAACCAACAATAACCGGAGACGGGCGGGGAAACCCGCCCGGTAAA